TTTATAGGTACGAGATCCATGAAGGCTTTGGATTTATAAAATTCTCTCACCATTTTTTGGGAAGTTGGTTCATCAATATCAAATACTTCACGGTAAATGTAATTGTACTTGGGTTTACTCCAAAGTTTGTGAACTTTATTGTGATGTTTCGCCAACGGGAAGAGAAATTTTACTAAGACTTCATCGATATCAATTGCAACCCGATTCATTTATTTATTACAAATATTATTCATAATCTCTAATTACCACACCTACGGGGAATCTTGGAACACCTATCGCGGTCAGATTTTGAAACCGAACCGTGAGCTGTTTACCAATATACTTTTCCTTTTCACTGAGATATTCTCTTCTTTTTTCAAGAGTGCCTTCAGGTTTTACGGAAAAGTGTTGTTCTCCCGTCTTACATATCCAAATGGCTGTACCCTTCTCTCGCCCTGTACCCTCCTTGACATCCACAATGGGATATTCTTCGGTTTGGAATGACTTGTACTTGAGAAGGTAATTACTCCTCTTACCAATCTCGTAGGTACTCATGGCGTCACGAATCATAATACCTTCATGCCCCTGGCTCACAAACATATCATGATAGCCGTTGATTTCTGATTTATTCTTCACGTGGAATGTATCAACTGTGACCCGCTTCATTCGTTCCTCAAATGTGAGATTTGGTCGATTTAAATCGAAGTAATCAAACACATGGAACTCCAGGGATTCGGGGTTCATCTTGAACATGCTCGTGATTTCCTCAAACGTTTTGTTGGGGGCGTAGCATTCACCATCCAGGTACTCACCATCCTCAAGTCCATTAGCAAGATGGTCGACACCGTGGACGGGTTTGCCGGTTCGAGAGAAACATCCCTTATTTGACACGAGAAGACGAACCCCATCCAATTTGGGTTGAACATAAAAAGGCTCGGTTATGTACTTTTGACGGTCTTCCCATTTGTTAGCCAACATAGGAAGAATCTGTGTACACTTGGTCTTCTCATTGTTCCACATGGTTTGGGCCCTCATGAGCGCCTTCTCATACCCCGTCTTTACATTCGTTCGGGACACAGACACCTTTTCACTCCCCACGACACCGGTCGTTTTCACGATGTCAGCTGTACCATTTTTCATGTCCTCGACACGAATGTCCGTGAATCGCTCGGCCCCGTTCTTGTCTTTCTTTATAAGGCGTTCCATTATACTGTATTAATATCTCAGCTTTAAATAGATGTCGGATTTACCAGTTGTAAATTATGGCAGAATGGAACGACTTAGGCCTCCAGAAAGCACAATTGTGCCATTAAATTTGAATACGTTTTGTGTTTTATTTATAATTTTATGTGTGCTAGCTCTCTACAGACGCTCTGTGAAGATTACTCAAGAGCGTGGACGATTCCATACTTGAGACAATCGCGGGGATTTAAGTATATGTCTTTCTTCATGAGCTTCTTCAGCATCTTCTCAGGAATCTTAGTCTTCTCGAGATACATCTTCTTTAGCATCTTCATAAACTTATCCGTCGACTTCAACTCGTGTTTAAGTTCCTGAAAATTACCCCACATCTCGGTAGAAATTTGGTGAATGAGAACGTATGCGTTCCTCCCCATACACCTCGTAGAACCTCCAAGCAACATGAACGTCGCGGCACTGCAACAAGACCCCTGTGCGATGGTAACAACCTTCACGCGCGAGGACTCGAGTGTGTTCATTAGTGTCATACCAGCAAAGATGTCGCCACCGTCACTCATGATGTGAACCCTGATGATTGGTTCGTAACCAAAGAGTTCAGCCTTTTTCTTAAGTAATTCAATCTCCAATTTTTTAAATTTTTCAACAAAATCAAGGGCGTTTTCTCTATCCACATCGGCGTAGAAGAGGACTTCGTTTCCAATAACCTTAACACATTCTTCGACTTCTGTCTCTTCATCTTTCGTAGACATTCTTAAGGGCCTTTTTTACCTTTGTGACGTCTCGTGATTTTAAGTTCTTTCCGACGGCCAAATGATTTATGACGTCGAAATCTTGAGGTGAAATTTTATATTCTACGAGGTTACTTAGGTCCCCTTTCTCCGCATAATCTTTCAAGAGACAGAGTTCTTCAACCCCGAGACCCAATCTGGATTTCTTACGAATATCATCGTATTTTTGTTTTCTCATCTTGTAGTTACCCAATTTTGTCCAACAACTTCCAGGTCGAATCTTATCTTTCACGAGTGGTTCACCTAACGCTGATTTAGGAATAGTTAGAGCGTTCAATACAAAATAAGGCATAAGGTTCCAGTTTCCATATGTATAAATGTGACTATCGTAATAATCGGCTTCCGAAAATGCATTTATGGCCTTTACAACATCGACACCCTTGGAATCTAAATAATTCTCTTGAAAGATGTCCCACATATGTCCATGTTCTGATATGCTGTCATGAATAGGTATGGGTTTGGGGTCGCATAAAACATCCGATATGAACTCCTTGGGTGTTTTAAAATCGTCTATTTCATCATATCCATCCAGATACGTGAAAAAATTCCGAATGTTTCCCTTACACAAATGCGCAGCGTTTTCTACGTTTGGTCCTCGTTCATTCGTAAGTTTCATGAGCATTTCAGGTTTGTGTTTGGGTATGAAGACTGTTTCAAAATTCGGATACATACACATGTTTGTAGATGTCACCAGAAGGGAACCACCTCTAGTAATTGAATCTCCATCAGATACTCGTTCTATCACCGGTTTAAATACTGGGTCATAATCTTCTATGAATACATATTTAGAAGATGGTTTAATAAACGGTAAAAACAACGATTTACTTTTTAGATGTTCCGTTTGAAGTTCGACATGGTTCACACCCTCAAGTACCCGTTTAAGGATATATGATTTTCCTACACCAGAAGCTCCACATATGAAAACATTCTTTCGTTCACGAATGTATCTACGAATCAAATCAATTTGTTTCGTATGAATGGTCTCCACGCTATTTTCGACCTCTTTTTTTTGCTCAACTATTTTAATGAAGGAATCCATCGATGACCTTACTGATCAAGCCATAGATTTAGTGCTTCAAAATAACGCACTACATAAACGTATCGTAGAACCTTTAAAAAGGAAAATTTTACCATACGTTGCATGTGGAGTTCTAATGAATATCGCGATGTTTATTCTTTTGGTGTACCTTGCTCGACGTCTGTCGGTTCTTCCTCTTCCTCATACTCTTCACCCTCTTCAAACTCTTCCTCTTCCTCGTCCTCATCCTTAGGCGCTAACATCTTACCTATTTTCTCAAACGGTGTATTCTTTGTTATGGCCACGATGGGTTCAATCGTCTTTGGGAGTTTAAGGGGTGGTATAGGGCGCACCGTGAGAATCTCTGGTTTTGTGAAGACACCCTCAATGGGATACTCTTTATCGAAATTCAATAATATCTTTTTAGGGATAGGAGGGGATTGTTCCAAAAGACTGTCATACGTTGCCTTACACTCTTCGACGAATTTTAGACCCTCCTTCTTACGCTCGTTACGGGGTAACGCCAATTGAAGTCGAATATTCCTGGAAAGGCTTCCGTGTCCTAACGCAGCAGTTCTATGATTCTCCATCAACTCATTTACCTTAAGGAATTGCATGATCGTGGCTATGAGGCCGGCAATCAGGTTTAAACCTCCAATTATAGATGGTGCCGCAGGTTGAATACTTGGAGGTAAAGTACTCTGGGCAAAGTTCGCCGTGCCAGTTATGGTCGACAGAACAATCACAGGTAAATTGAAACGCAAACTAAGTCTTTTAAATTGCAGAAACGCTCGATGATGCATGTAACGATAACACGCAGAAGCCTCACCCCATTGTCTAAGGACATTCTCGTGATAATCGTTCCACATTTCCTCCATATTTTTTTCCTCCGTCATCTTATAATAGATGAACATTATATTTCTTCTACACACTCTGTTCCTATTAGCTATTCTTATCGTCCCGTTTACCAACAATAAAAGGAACCTGGAATTTTACTCGATCATCATACCCTTTATCTTCTATCATTGGAGTGTGAATGATGACACTTGTGCACTGACTCAAGCGGAGATGATGGTTACTGGTAAACACAAGGACGAGACCTTTATGGGCAGACTTGTCGGTCCAATATACAAAATGGAAGAAAACCAGGTTAACAATATGACCAAAACCCTCTTCTTTGTTTTATGGGCTTTTGTTGGGTATAGATTAGGACACTTTGATATATTTTTCGATGACATAAAAGATTTGCTTAAAGGTAAAAAGGTAAAATAAAGTATCATGGACCTCAAATTTAAGAGTGAAATCAAGAAACTCGTGTATAACCGTGATTTGTATCACGCAAATTATGTAGAGGAGTTGGAAGATTATGAAAGTAAGGTAGAGAGAATTACTTCTCAGATTGATAGAACTGAGTCGGAAGTAAAGAAACAAATTTTGTCTAAACAGAGGGAATATTATGATAGGCAAATTGAAAAACTAGACAGGAACTTGGAAAACACTACTAATGCTATCAATCAGAAGATAGAGTATTTTGAGGAGCAACTTCAAAATCTAGAGAAGGAAAAACGTTCACTCGACTACAATATTGAGAGACTCAAAAAAGGACTCGAGAGACGCAACACTAATGAAATATTCGATATGTTTGAATGTGTTACAAACGCAATTACTATTATTCAGGAAGACATGAAATCTACTTCTTCTTCGAAAGCTGATGAACACGCTTAATGAAGTCCTTGTTACGTCGAATCTTAGGATCGGCGGCTATGAGGCGCATAAGTGCCGCGGTGGGAATTTTGGGAGTATTACCCGAAGGCTTAGGAGTTTTCTTTAATTTCTTCTTAGCGTTCTGGAGTTGTTTAGTAGTTGGCATTTATTATACCTTGGGAAAATATCTGAATCTATCGAAGATGTGGGTGACGACTTTAAAATTGTAATACATAATCATACAAAAAGCGTCTGCAATGTCATGTTTTCTTTCATACGGAATTTCTTCAGATATATGATTTTCCATTATAGAAACAGTTCTCTCTTTCCGTTGCTCATAATCTAGGTTTCTCATACCAAAATGTGTATGCATGCTCACAGGTGAAATTAAAACAACCTTATCTTTGAACATGTAGTGTAACAAGACTTCTATATTTGTAAACCCACCGGGTGGTTGTCTCTCTATGAGTATTTTATCAACCATGTCAAACCATTCTTGATGTTCTTCTACAAATAAAGGTACTAGGTCCACTATATCATTTGTTTGTATGTATTTGTAGTCTCCTAAACTTACCTTTTTTATCTTTCGAACGTTAATTTTCGGGTTATCTTCAAATTCAGCTAAAACGAGGCCCATATTGTGATACCCTATATCAATCGCCAGGACCTTCATAACTTTAACTAAAACATTTTCCTTAACTATAGTAAATGAAGAATCGACAGAAGATTCAGGTGATGACCTTGACTCTTATCGTACTCGTGGGTGTTCTCGGATACATGTGGTACAACCCCAAGGTTGTAGAGGTTCCAGTTGAAGTTGTCCCCGTTCCACCCCGCCCCGTGGAGACGCGTCGCCCCCCGGTAAGGGAACCCGAATTTAGGGGTCCGCCTATCAAACAGTATAAACCTGGTTACATGCAGCAGATGGGTATAATCACGAGTGGTGATGGTGAGACTCTGCCTCTCTATGGTAAGGAGGTGCGTGGACGTCGTGACCGCTATCACTACTATACAACCACCGGTGGTGAGAACTTATATCCAGTTTCTGTCAGCCACAACGCGAGAGACTGCATGGAGGATATCGGATGTGAAGAGCTTTATGGAAATGAAACAGTCACCGTATTGGGAAAGACTGGTTCATTCACAGTGAATATGTATCGTACAGATGATTTCTTTTAATTTTCAGCCGCGGGCTCCTCTGTAGTTTCGGCTTCCGCCTTTTTCTGATTAACGCGCTTCTGTACATCGTTAATCAGAGAACTCGTCTGACTAGAAGAACAGCACGCCGAAACGGCACACGCCGCCAGAATTGGAGGGGATTTGAAAGGTATACGCATGATACCCATGATGCCCATTATAGAACAAACTAAACACGCGATGGTAAATCCAAGTTGGGTATTACCCATGGGTTCACCAGAAGTCTTGAAAAGATTTCCAATCATCTTTTACTATACATTAACAAAAATTATTTCTTAATCGTGTTATGATATCATATTCTCTGGAAAGGAAACCTGTGTTCCCTGTATATTTTGATTTGAGTCGTAACAGTTCTGCTATTCCCTCATCATCGAGATGTTTAAGAAAATCCACCTTCATCTCCATGTCGTCCAATTGGTTTTGTTCTTTCATGTGTTGAACATACGGCCATGTGTGTTTTCGTAGAGAATTGACTTCTTCTTCGAGGCGTCGAATCCTTGGAAGAAGAATTTTGTGAATTAAAACCCTTAATTGTTGGGTTTCACTCATCTTATGCTAAGTGCGTTTTTTATCTTTATACAAATTAAGATGTCTCTTCCACAAGGTAAGCGTGATTTTATTAGAAAACTAGTTACAGGTGTATCAAGTGTCATGGAATTTGACAAACTCTTGCACTCAACAGATGAAACGGATATTTACATAAAAAAACATTTTCTCGTCCGAACTGATGATGGGTCTTACATGGTAAATAAAATGAATTTTTGTATGTGTGTAAAGACATTAGATTTTGATTTCTTGTGTAAAATATTTATTCGTTTGGATACGTATGGTATGACCCTACAGAAGGTGTTTCTTGAAGCTAATGTAAACCCATTATATTTTAGTAAAGAAGAGATGAACTATGCTCAACTCATTGGACGAGGTGAAATCGAAACTTTTTTTGATTTGGTTCTCTATTGAGTAAAAAATCTCAGTTAACAGTAGATGCAGTACCGTGACTTGAAAAACAAAGCTAAGAAGCTCGGTCTCCGCGTGACTAAAACTGTCAAGGGAAAACGAGTCAAACTATCAGCGAAAGAACTTCGCTCTAAAATTACTATGAACTTTGAGAACAGTGTGAAGAATGCACAGAAAGTTATCAGAGTTTGTCAAACTGTAGTTGTTCCTACCGCATACGGTGGAGGCGGGGCACCTCCACCCCCACCTCCTCCACCCCCACCACCCCGACGCCCGGTCATCAACGCAAAGCGCGCGAAACTCATGGCCGAACTGAAAAATGTCCTTAAGAAGAAGGGACTTTCTACTCCTTCGTAACTTCGAGAGAATGGACGCTTGTACACTTTTGGTCGGATGGACCTCCGAGTGTTAGTTTAACACCACCCTTGTTCTTTTTCGAATACGTGATGACTTTAAAACCTTTTGGTACGATGATAGATTTAAAAGGAATTTCCATCGATACATCGGCTTTTTCAAAATCAGGGTCATCACCAAATTTAGCATGGTCACCTTTATAATCACATTCGAAGTACGCGGTAACGTAAGGTGCTGCTTTCTTTTCGGTGATGATTTCCTCTTTCCTACTATTTTCCTTCTCCTGTAAGAAGAAATAGATTCCGCCTCCCACTGAACTCATGAGAGATGAGAAGGCACAGGCCATAAGAACTAAATCACCCATATTATAATCTGTGTACATTATAATATGGCTGCTATTGCTGTTGTACTAGGTCTTTGCTGCTGCTCTTCTTTTTCCGCTGTTGGTTCCTATATGGGAGGATTGGTATCGGGAACGGAACCACACTTTCTCAAAACTGTAGAAGCTCCCTTAATGAAAGAGCTGGTCGAAGAAGTCGAAAAACTTACCAAGGAAAAGGATGATATGGGAAATTTTGGTCCAGACGGACCAGAAAATGAAGAGGACAAGAAAAAATTATTAGACTTATTTGAAAAGCTAAAGAATAGTGACATCTGTAGGACCATGAAAGAGAAAGATTTTAAAAGTAAGATAACTGACTATAAATCCTCTATGATTTTACGTCTTCCCTCATTCGAATCTATACAAAAAGAACAACTTCTTAAATCGTATCTACACGGTGACGGTGCAGACGCAACCGATAAAAAGAAAAATTTCGACGAGTTTGGTGGAATGTGTATGCTGACCGATGATCAATGGGATTCGATCCTTTCTAGGTTAAAATAATACCAAACCTCTTAGACATAAACTTCTCTACACCCTGGAACGTAGGAAAACTCCAGAGGTACCAACGGGACCAGAAACCAGCCCCGTCGATACCACTCATTTTCCAATTCTCTTTGTCACTCCCATTGATGCTTAGCATTTTATCCTGAATTTTCTTGGGATCTCGCTCAGCAATAATACTTTTGGGTATCCTACCTCCGTGTCGGAGGACATAGGAACGCATACGTGAAGGATTCTTGTGTTTGGTGTAGTCGGAATAACCACTGGCACCAAAGTCAACAGTCCTGCCGTCTTCGAGGGTCGCCCTGAACTTCTTTTTAGGGTTAGGGCTACGAGTTATCTTGACGCGCATACTTACATTTTACGAAGATAATTTACTTGCCGCAGCAGCTGTACTCCTCCTTCTTAGCTTGGGGAAGGAAGAAGAGACGCTCGGGGCCACGCTTTACACGGTAGAGATGGTCATACATGTGGAGAAGACCGATGGTGAGAGCGAGGGTGGCGATAACGACACCGTTCACCTTGCGCGCGCTGTACGCGTAGACGACGATGACAGCGGCGATAATCATCTGAACGATGGTGAGCTTAGGGATAGCGGGCATCTTGAAGCGAGACTCGGTGGTCTTGACCTCAGGAGTGGGCGCGGGCTCGGCATACTTGGATGTGTATCCAACGGGCATTTTATAATATCCTGAGAAAATAATGTGGAGGTTTGCTTTTGTTCCTATGTTTATGGTCTTGTATGACTACATCAAGGCTCCCATCGATCGTCTCTATTTTACAAACCCTCATCGACCCTTACTTGGAATACGAAATACATTCAGAGAAATTATACATTGCTTCTCTGAGCACGATGTAAAGCATTACCCTGGTCTACTTCTAGTTAAACTTAACTATAAGAAGATACGTGAAGAGTTTGAACGGGTTTCACCTACTCTAAAAAAGCGTTATCAACACGACGAGGATGTATGGTCCGAAAAGAACGATGGTTACTATTATTACAAGGTGAAAGATTTTCCTTTATTGAATAGTTTGGTGAATCAGATACCATGTATTTATAAGGATACAGCCATGTTTGTGGTCATTGAGGGTCCTATGGTACTTCCACCACATAGAGCCGAGTCGAATGAATTTTTGAGATATCAGCTCACTATACGTGGTGATGGTGATTGCACCCTGTATACTGAGAGAGGTAAGTTTGTCCAACACGAGGGTGAAGACTTCTTTTTCGACCACGGGCGATACCATGAACTTATCAAAACCGGTGAGGGTAAAAGGGTTTTACTCATACTTGATGTTCATAGGTGATTTCGACACACGGCAACGTATTTGTCGCTCCCACCAATGAGTTCGAGGCACGTGTCATCCACAGTCCTTTTCGTGAACGGACCCGGAGTTCCATCGTTACATTTCATACATAGCGCCGAAAGTTTAGTCACGTCACATGCGATTGGAATACAGTCGATAAGTTCACCAAACTTTCTCTGAAATGAATCGGCATCGAGACCTGCTATGATAATGTCTTTTTCATTGAGGAGACAACATTCGACAAACTTTTTGAGTCTAGGAAAAAATTGGGCTTCATCTATAGCGATAATATCAGCATCATAAAACTCATCCACATCCATTAAATCAAATAGGTCATATGTTTTGTAGCAGTTGAATTTCACGTTGTCATGGGTTTTCAAAACTTCATCAGGACACCTCGTATCTTTACTAGAGTTGACGACGAGAATCTTCTTTCCTATGACTTTCAGACGCTTAAGTCGCCTGATAAGTTCCGAAGTTTTACCAGAAAACATATTTCCCATAATTATTGAAAGACCCATCCCGATTTATTAAAATTATCTTGTATTTTTTATATGGGTGATATTCACAGGGCTTCGTATAATGGGCATAAGGGGTACTACAATCCTAAGACAGGACGGGTTAAATTTGGAAAATGCATATATCCGAGTATCGAGGTGGCGATAAAATATCTCAAGGCAAAGTAAGATGAACAAGTTCGTAAACTCTACGGCTCTTACTGTGTCATTATCTTACATTCTCAAAAGTATAAAAAACCGCTCAAACTTTAAAAAAGAATACATCATACCGCTTATAGCCCTTGTGGTATCAAAGTATGTAGTGGGCGACTTTGATATGGGTTACACTTGGACAACAATTGATATCTTCTACGTACTGTACACTTTGACCATCTCATATTTGGTGGTGACCAAACTTTAAAAATTCTCAGTACAAAGTAAGATGCCCCTCACAGATGTTCAGATTCTTAAGAAGGTTGGTGAGTTGCGTAGAACCAAAGGTAAGATATACGCTCCACTCAAGTATTTCCGGGGACTCACCACCCTCAAAGACGTCGAAACACGATACAAAAAAATGCTTAAACGAGATTACGGAAGCTTCAAAACGGATGAGGGACAGAAGACAAAGACTTCCTCCTACACCCAAAAGTTTAGGAAAAAGTACGGCCCTAATGTCAAATCCCTTCCAAACATTTCTAAGGTTACTGGCATTCCTTTGAAGACCCTAAAGACGGTCTATAATAGGGGTCTCGCCGCGTGGAGAACCGGGCACCGACCGGGCGCTTCTCCACAGGCGTGGGGGTATGCGAGAGTGCATAGTTTTGTAGTTAAGGGGAAGACGTATTACACGGCTGATGCTGACCTTCGGAAGTGAACATTTAAAATTTTATTATATCTATACACTTGTTTATAATATCATCATTTCGTTTTTGAATGAGTGTATCGTAAATCGAGTTTGGATTCTCTGTAATAATATCTTTCACAAAGAATTCTGGGTACTGCTCTACGATTTGTCTTGTAAAAGAAAATGTCGATTTGGTATAACTTTCTCTCTTTTTAAACATAGAAGTCTGAACTCCTCTATTTCCTGTTTGAACATTTTCAGTGTTCTTAGACTCTAACAGGGTTATATTACCCCAAGAACTTATGAGATTTCCATTTGTTAATATGGGTTTAGCTTTTTGTGAAACAATATGCTCATGGTCAATTCCATCTAAATCAAATAGATTAATTGACGATGTAGTCTTTGTTTCAATATACGCTAATATACTTTTAATTTTTGCTATACCAGCCTTATGGAATTGTTGACGTTTCACGATCTCTCTTTCATCGTTAGTAACAAGACCTGAAATACTCCGGTTGAGTAGTTGATAGATTTTAACGTCTAATTCCTCTTTAGTAATTCCATTGTTCAAATAGGATGTAAGAAATCCAGCAAGTGGATTAGAATAACGTAGACTATTGAACGTTTCTTTAAGCCCATAGAATGACACGTACATTTGCCATGCAACTAATTTTTCTATAAACTTCGAATCGATACATTCTTCCTTGTAAAATTTTGGTAAGATCGTGTATGCATAAGCTTCCCATGAGAATATTACACCCTTTTTTTTGTGTAGAACGAGTCTACCGTATCTATCTCTTTTGATATCATCCATTATAGAATGCAATTTTTCAGCTATATCTAAATACTTTATAGTATTTTCATAAGTATTTTTTTTATCATTGTAATCTATCAATTTTTTATAGTCGGCTTCTTCTGTCAGACAAGCCGCAACCATGTTTTTATTATATATCTGTATAGCTGTCCTAAATATTTTATTGCCATAATCATTACCATAAATATCGCTCTTTTTTTGATTTTTTAATTCCTCCCACCGTTCATATATCTCGAATTTTTTGTCGTCGGGAATATTAGTTAATATGTAATTTTTTACTACGTCTATTGTCGCCATTTTTTCTCCACGGTTATTCTCATAATTATACAATTTACTCACATAGTCTAAATCTGTACAACTCTTAACATTTACTATATAATCGTGTAATAGCAAATGGATACAATCTTTTATGTTATTAAGTGTTGAACACTTCTTAAAAATATAATAACAGAGATGTTCATATGCGTTTAACAATTTATTTGATTTAACAGAACCTAATTTTTTATCATTTTTTATCAATTTATTTCGACTTTCCTTTGATATTACTTTACAACTTTTAATCAAATGACGTCTAAAATCTGTTGTAGTTTGTTTGTCACATGCTATAATTTCACCACAATGTCGACATTTTATCCGCCCATCACCACATTTAGAGAATTCCAAGTCTTGGAAATTTACAAGTGGTTCATAATCATTTGTGATAGACGTGAGGGTCGTCTTATCTAATGGACTCACACAATTAACGCGCGGGTGTATTATTGTACTTTCGTCATCCAAATCATAGTTTTCGTTGGTATCCAACTCGGTGACGTTGCGGATTTGGTTTTTTATCTTTTCGACGTGTTGTTTTTCATAATCTACATTTGCGTGTGGAAATATATTTTCTAGAAAATTACGAAAAGCTAAAAGTGCTAAAATAACCGTTATGATTCTCTGTTGTCCGTCCCATATTTCTTTGTCACCGTCAGTTTTGTATTGAATAACATTACCATAACACATTTTTTTATTGGATTTCAAAATTTCAACCATATCATCTATAAAGTCATCAACAGATTTTCGTGTCCAGCAGTAATTTCTTTGATTCATCGGGATGGTTATACTACCACATTCATTAAGAAACGCCTTCAAAGATGCTTCTTGCTGGCTCCACGGTGTAGCACGAGTTACGTTCGGCATGTTGAACAATTTATTAATTTTATATGGTCCCTTTTAAGTATATTATTTATCTCAGCCAACAAAAATCTACGATAGATACAATGGTTCATGCAGAACGAATACATGAAGAAATACGTGTTTTAAACATAAAAGACGAAACATTACTATCGTTTCGTGTTTTTGAAAATTTCAATAAAAGGCTCGACCAATTTAAGACGGTATTATTGGGGTTGTTCCCAGACCGCGTTAAATTGACAGAGGAAGAAGAGAAAGAAAAGGAACTCCTCGACAACTATTTCAAAACCCTGGATGAATTGTTTCCCGAATTAGCGGCTAAGTGGAGGAGGCGTATTTAAAGGTTACTCGCATCTATATACAAATGACAACTCATCGTAGACCTATCCGTAACGTGGAACGTGTGATTCCTAGAAGTTCGATTTGTCGTTCGTGTTCAGAAGACCGAATTTCGTGGGATGAATACTTCATGCGGACCGCTGAACTCGCATCCATCCGCTCTCCGTGTGAGCGACTCAAGGTTGGTTGTGTTCTCGTCAAGAATAACAGGCTCATTAGTATGGGATACAATGGGTT